ATATAGTATTGCCGAATAATAGGATTGCTACATTGTACAGAAATCAGGTTATATTCTGAAGTTGAATAGAAATAATAATTGATGTATTAAAGGCACAACAGCAGTTGGACCTACAGGAACAAACAAGACGTGATGACGCCTATGTACAATTAAATAAATTAATTGACGGGCTCAAAGAAGTTAACGCATTCCCTCCCCTAGTATGGCTATGGGTATGGGACATGGTTAAAGATAGATTAGATATGTATTCAGAGCCTTCGCAAGAAGACTATGTAACTAATTCTAATTTAACCGAGAAAGAGGTATTTGATTTATTCTGGGAGGATGCTGATAAGAATGGCTTCAGTCTAGAATATGGCCTGGAATCACTAGATGAGGCAATCTTAGACTGGATGTTAGAACGGGATATCATAATCATGTTAGAAGATGACGGGTGGTTAGATGACTAGAAAAGACTATAAGGTATTTGGAGACAAGTTGTCTAAATACTACGTTACAATCAATGCTGAGTCTCCTGACATTGCCTGGGAGGCGGCAGCAAACATGGATACACATCAATGGGAACAGGTCCCAACTGATTATATAATCGAACCATATGCAGTAGAAGAAATAGAATAGATCTATGAGCTTTATGGACGAAACGGACATTTCGGACATAAGCTCTGGGCAACGGGCCCAAAATATGTCTTACGCAGGTATTTACAAATTCGTGGAAATCTGCTAAAATATACATAAATAACTGATCATGAAAGGATCAAATAAAATGACTACACCAACAACTACACGTGAATATCTAAAGGCCCAGGGAATTACCGTGGGCAAGCGTGGCCGCTTCTCAGCTGCAGCAAAGAATGCAATTGCAGAGGCTTCTAAGAAGGGCGTTGTCTTCTCAGACAAGAAGAACGTCAAGTAATAACAGATGTGGTCCCCTGCAGCCTCTGGTGGGAAACTGGGAGGGTTGCGGGGGATTCACCTTTTTGATATAATGCTAACAAAGAAAGGCGGATATAATGGCAAAATCAAATGAAACTAAAGTAGCAGAAAAATTGGCGGAAGGTCTAAATGATTATACCTTTTCACCAGCAGTTCTAGCAAATATCCTAACTACATATTACCCAATATATACCCAAGATAGACTAATGGAATTAGTTAAATGGATTATCAAATACAATTCTCTTAGACTAACTACAGAATGGGATAAAGGACATACATCCGAAGGATTAATGATGGCGGATGCTCTAAATGATATCCTCGTAGCAAAATACGGGGAGGAAAAGGTAGACACCAAATCCTTCAATGAATCTAGAATAAGAGATTCAAAATATGTTATGGATTTGGATAGCTTCTAATTAAATAAATCTAGCCCAATTAGCACATATAGCTTTAATTAGTTATATGTGCTTTTTGTTGTGCAAAATTATGGGCCAAATTGTTGTTTTACGACAAATTATTAAAAATCCTGGAAATTTTGTAGCAAATAGATCTAAATCTGTCAAGAATATAACAGAATGTTATATAAATATGACAAAATTGATCAAAATCATGTGGGCAAATTTGATCATTTACGGGCAAATTTTAAAAATCGTGGAAATTTTATATGAAATCTATTGACAAATATTGATCAATATGCCACATTTGACATTACGGCGTATGATTTGATATGCTCAATTACTCATATATCTTTTTGTTATATAAATAATAGTAATTGCTAGATAATTAATAGCATAATTCTCCACTTTACTCCACAATTCTCCACTTTAAAAGCCTTTAAAAGGCTATTAGAAAGGAGATAAATTGGAGGGGGTAGATATGATATCAATCCATATTAGTCAATTTGACGTAGTCTTAATTGACTAATTGGAACGTTTACTAAAATTGCAACCAAAACCAATTGCAGCTCTTGGACCTAAGAAATTTACTCCATGAAGGCTTTTAGCTGGAACATATACCATGTCCCCAGGATTTACAATATATTTCTTATCATTGAATTCCCACTCAGTACTTCCAATACACTGCCAATAAAAATTATCAGCTGGATCCTCATGCTGGGGAACACTATCTATATTATCTGATAAAGTAACATATACATGTGAAAATCCAAAAACAACCCCTAAAGCTTTACTGAATTCTTCCTCTATTAAACGTGATATACCTAAATCTGGAGCATCAGGCCACATATTTCCTTGCCTCATTATATAAAAGTAGAACTTTTGCATTATTTTCATAGATCCCGCCCAGACTGAATCTTTTTTAATTTCATAATCAGTTAAACTATGACTAGGATCTTTTTGGCGAGATGCCATATTTATATAATCTATAAATTCTTGCCAACTTGGAACATTTGTATTAAAATTACGTAATACTACCATTTCTTTAAGATCTCTATGTTTAAAAATAAGATCAATCATTTCTTCTGTAAGTGCCATAATTTAATCCCAGCGATTATATGCATATTCTGGCGAATTTAAGGATATCATCCTAGTTTTGCCACATGGGCATAGTGGAGCTTTATGTATTTGATCTTCTGGTAATTCAGTCTCTATTGATAATAATGTCTTACATTCCTTACATTTAAACATGTATTTAGTCATCTGAATTTCCTCTGAATCCTCCTATATTAGGATCCATTAGACCTGGTTCTAGTCCATTAGGGTATTTAGCATAGAATACTCCTTCGGCTTCCCGCCCCGCTTGTTCTACAACAAATCCATTTTCTCTATCAAATAAGACATAATCCAGCTCCTGAACATCAAAGTATTGCTTGAATATCCCTAGTGCCTTATGTAGGTCTAAACTTCCGCATGTATATAGATCAAATTGAATTAAGCCTGGATCTATCTCATCCCAGATATGAAATGCAATATGGCTAGTTTCGATCATAACAACTGCGGTTAGACCTTTATTGCCTTCTGCGTCTACATATGACGCAAATGGCCCCTTAATAATTTTCATATCAATCTGGTTGACTAGAAATTTAAGAAATTCAATACCTTGTTCTTCGGTATTCATTGGGTTCTTTACTTTAGCGTTAACGAGTAAATGCTTATGATATATCATGGTGTTCCTCACATACAAATATTATTTTATACCCGTCCGAATTTATCCCAACGGATGCTTTCTTGCAGTAATTGCAGACAGATGCTATTTTAACATTTCTCTCTCTCAAATGCTGCAAATATGCAGCCTGCATCGGATCTTTAGAAAGTGGATAATTACTCATGTCCATCTACCACAATCACGCCGACATCGGCGTACTTTAATTTTTTCAAATGATTGTGAATTCATGCTCTACCCTGTAACCATGCGAAATAATTCAAAATGGCGAATATCGCCAACATGAGAAAAATTGCATATTTCATGTTCTACTTTTTCGCTTCACTTTTTCGGTCTTATTATATCTAATATAAGTAATTTTAATCCTAATGCATTAAGTTGTGAAGGACTATTAATATCAATTGCTTCTATTGCATTTATAATACGGTCTTGTTCTTGCTTTACCGCCTTCTTACAGCCTTGACAGGGGCATAGCCAAGCCATTATTTGATTCTTTTTACTTTAGCCCAGAGACGCTCATGAATATAATATCCCAAAGCTTCCCATGCAATATAGCCCAAGGCGCCAAGTGTGGCATATTCATACTCTACCTCGCCAGTTATAGCATAGGTCACAATAGCAATAATGCCTGCCACTCCAATTAAATGAAATGTTTCCCAGCTTAGTGTCTTTAATAATGTTCTTTTATTTGATTCCATTTTTAATTAGCCTAAAGGCATCTCCTGTTTCTTCATCTTGATAGTCCCACTCAAAGTAGTCTGGGTCTATTGTTCCTGTTTTTTCCCAATATGGTACGCCATCTTCATCATAGTCATTCCAGCCATCTCCGCTCATATCAAAATCCCATTCATATAAAGTACCAAATCTGTAATATATTGGCCACGTAATCTTCCATATGGTTGAGTGTAATTTATACCGCCAGCCAAAATCTTCTAGCTCATCCTGATATGAGATACGCATAATTGCCCAACCAGCAATTGATCCGCACACATTTGCAAACCAACGCAGGGGAAGAACTTTGGTTTTATTTACTTTAACACTCATTAATATCCACCTCCGCATATATTACGTGTATGATATAGCCTATTTGCTATAAAGTCTGACCTTGTAGGCGCTCCCAAATCAACTCCACATGAGGCACAAAATCCATACCAAAATCTGTCAAAGAAATCATAATACATCCATTTAGACATCAAAATCTTCTGACTCTTCGTCCCAATCCATTTCCCAGGATTCCATGGATTTAGCTAATTCATCAAATGCCTTATATGCGGTAAATGCTGCTGCAAATGCCGCTAATGCCAACATGCTAATTTTTTTCATATATTATATTATATAATTTATTTATCTTTCAGTCAATACCTTATTGTAAAAAATATTTAATTATAAATGCTATAGCCAAAAAACTCCATAATATATTAAACCAAATTAAAGTAGGTATTGTTTTTACAGTGGAAGACCATATTAACCCTAAACTTGATATCAAAGCAAATATATATAGCCACCATATGCTGATATCAAAAAGTAGTCCTGGAATTATGATAGCTCCTTTAGTCACAAAAGCAAAAAATTCTACAGTATTAGCTCTTGTCCAGTAGGACTTATTCTTCATAGTTCTTAAAGCTTGAAGCCATTCCATATTTTTTTTATTCATATATACATTCTTTTAGGTATTGATAATGACTTGGACATGAGTCAATAAATTTATTACATAATTTAATTTGTTCTCTTCTAATGTTTTCGTTTAAAGAAACATCAAAAACATTTTCAATATTTTTATTTGAATATAATTGATAAAGTTCATTAAAACCATTTTCTATATGACCAAATCCTACATATATTTGTGAAGCTGATCCATGGGCACCTTGTGAAACAAAATTTATTGTATCCATTCTACATGATTCAACTATATCAATCCAATATTTACTATCATTTCTCAAAGACATTGCATAATGAGCTTCTACAAATTTAAACATTGCTTCATAAATAATATTAATTTTTCTATTAAATCTGTCAGAATCCCATTTAGTATATTTATCTCTAGATAGAGAGTCTGCTATATCTGATACAGATTTATGTAAAATAAAAAGGCCAGTGCTTTCTAGAGGTTCTAAAAATCCTTGAGATAATCCTACTGCAACAACATTTTTAATCCACGGTGTTTTATAATATCCGTTTTTTATTTCTATTTTTCTAAATTCCATTTTTTTAGATCTATTTGGATCGTATAATGGCATCTTATCTGAATCTAAATAATTTTTAAATTCTTCAAGTGCAGATTCATCATCTATATATTTATCACAATATGCATATCCTGAACCAACTCTACTCCATAATGGCGTGTTCCATACCCAGCCATTTTTTAATGCAGTGCACCTAGTGGACAGCTCTAATTCTTTTTCTTTGTCTGTATATTGATACGGGCCAAACCATGCTTTATTATTAGGTAGTGTTTTTTCTGTAGAAATAAATTCTGATTTCATTTCTTTTCCTAATAAAATAGATTTAAATCCTGTACAGTCTATGTATAAATCTGCTGATATTTTTTTACCAGATTTTAAATTTAAAGACTCTATTCCGTTTTCATTTTTTACAACATTCTCAACAGTATCAATTATTCTATTGACACCCCTAGGCATACAATATTTTTCTTTTAACCATTCTGCAAATTTTATTGCATTAACTTGAAAACCTACATCGTTTTTAAAATTAAATGGATATATATTATCATTTTTTTCATAAGGAAGTTTGTTTGTTTTGACAGCATAAGAATGTTTCCAATAATAATCTATATAGTCTGTAAAAGGCAAATCTTTATTATTTAACTTCAATATAGACCAATCTTTTAATCCAAATTTAGTACTTCTTAAATCTGGACCGCCAAACATGTAATGAATCGGATCTGAATTTATTTGTAAAAAATCTATAAAAGATATGCCTAATTTAAATGTAGCATCACAGCCTAACATAAAATCTTTTATATCAATACTCAAAAAATCTAACCATATTTTAAAATCTGATAAAGTTGACTCTCCGACCCCTACTGTGGGCACTATATCACTTTCTAATACAGTTATATTTTTTTCTGGGAACATTTTTATTAAATGTGCAGCAGTCATCCATCCAGCTGATCCACCACCAACTATTAGTATGTTATCAGAGCTATAAGTCAATTAATTAATACTTTCTATCACCAGGAAATGGAACAGGTTTTATTTCAGATTCATAAAAATCATTTGAGTATACGAAAGCACTATGTACTAATCTTTCTTTACCTTTTATTGCATTAACAGCATGAGTATATTGTTCAGATGCTGGGAAAACTATAATAGTGCCTGGGTTAACATAAAATTCTATTGGTTTAAATTTAAATGAAACTTCTCCGCCTGTCCAACCTGAATTTAATCCAAGCGTGAACCCTTTTGTTGTATATTTACCTACAGGACCACAATCTGGATGATTTTCATAATGATGGTATAGTCCCCAATCGCCTTCTGGTAAATATTTTGTTATATAAGGCACTGCATTATATTTTTCTTTATCATTGTCTAATAAATCTCGTAGTCTTTTTACAACTACTTCCCACCAAAACTGTTCTTCAGATTTAATTATTCCAGTAAATCTTCTTGCAACTCCGCCTACCCTTAATATTTTTAAGTCTTCTTCATTAAATGGCCCAGCCCCATTACCATCTTCATTTGTTTGAATCCATTCAAATGTAGATCCTAAAATTTTATCTATTTCTTGTTGAGATAAAAAATTTTCAACGTAATATATTTCTGGATCTATATATATCTTATTGAACTGGGACACTTGATATATTCTCTTCGTAATACTTTATGGTTGGAGAATAAAACCAATCTTTTAATTGATCAAAAGTTAAAATTCTTTTTTCAATTTTGTGTTCTGCATCTTTAAAAATAATATAGCTTACGAGATATGTGTCGTTTTCATTTTTTTCCCACGAAACTCTACCATTTTCGGTAACAAAAGAATGATCATATTCTTCTCCAGATTCATCTACTCCAGATGAATTTTTGCTTCCATCAAAAATAAATCCTCCGTGATATTCTACCATTTCTTCAATATCTTTATTTGTCATACCTGTTCCTCATTTATAATTTGATCTACAACAACTCCAGGTGGAACTGTGCCATTTTTAATTGCATTTTCTTGATTTCTTCTTGCATTACATTTAATGTCTGCAGAAGTTAAACTTTCCATCAATCCTTCTGGAAGTTTTGAAGGGTCATCTAGCCCAGCATAAGGATCTTCTAAAATTGGATGACTTTCTCCATCTCTCCATTTTTGTTTTAACTGATATTGATGAATTCTTTCTTTAAATATCAATCTTTCCCACTCTTGCAATTGAGCTTCTGAATACCATGCATCTGCATAATCCCAAAATATAACTATTGTATATCTTGTTCCAGCTTTAACTTCAGATACGCTATGAATATTTTCCATTCCGCCAGGGAAAGATAAGAATGTTCCTGCTTCTGGGACTACATTAATTCCATGATCTTTAAATATTAAAACTCCACCTTCATAATCAGGCTGACTATTTAAATATATTCCAGCAAATTGTTTATTGTCTGCCCATCCCATATCCTTGCCTTCTAAATCTGTATTGTCTGAATGATCATTTGCATAAGCTCCAACATCCCACTTTTGAGCATGCATACTATTAATTTTCATTGGTCTTCCAGCTGCATCTGATGCATACTGAATCATTCTTTGTCTTAAATTTTCCATATATTCTGGAGTAATGCTTGTATTATGTTGTGTATTAAATGGAGATGTTACGTGCATACCATAAGATCCATAAAAACAAATTTGTCTCCATTCTTCACCATTAGCATTAAAAAATTTAATTAATTCATCACATTCTTCTTTAGATATAAAATTATCATATTGCCAAATTCCAGTACCGCCTCCGCCAAGCAACTTACCATTTAGTTGACTAATTGGTTTTTCTGTTAAAGTATCTACCACGTTATCCTCCATATTGCATTGATTTTAATTTTTCAAAATGTGCATCACAAAGAGGCACCTGATTATATATATTGTCATATATATGTGTGGCTGTTTCTTCACAACGAGCTATAACACAAGACCCTGCCTGTGAATTAAGCATCTCCGTATTGTTTTTTATCCTATACATATGCCTCAATTATACCATTATAGTAATTTGGCATCTAGTGCAGACATCATAAGTTTTTCTTGTAAATGGGCAAAATCCAGCTCTTACCCTGGAATGGCCTATAATTTTACACCTTACAGACTTAAATATTTTCAACATTTATTTTAAAAACTTTCTTTAATCGACGCCACATACCCCACTGATTCGGATCTTTCATACCCCTATACATTTGCCCAGTTTCTAAGTCTATTAAAAGCCATTTGGATGGGCATTTGGTATGTATGGTAAGGTCTATTGCCACTGGATAATCTTCTGCATTATCCCCAGTTATCAGTTCTCTAATTTTAAAACCCTAAATTTTCTACAATGTCTATTTGATCATCAATAGACTTAGTTATATCTATTTTCAGTTCGTCAGAACTATTGTTTACCTGACACATTTTTATGATTAGGCTTGTACTCATCAAGAATAGCTTTTACGCTTCCGTCTTTTCTAAGCCTAACAATTTTACCATCTTTAATAACAGTAGAATTAAAAGAGTCATGTCTTTTAAATTTACCAGAAGACATTATACTTTTTTTCTTCCTACCCTTTTAGGTTGAACTGGAGTTTCTCTTCTAATTCCATGTCTGTTTCTGTCTATTTTTATTGCAGGCTTAAACTTTCCTTGATTAGGATGTTTTTTTGTAGCATTGCCTGATGTTACTGTATTTTCTTCTGACATTAATTTGAATTGCCTTTAATAGAAGAAGATGTAACTACATTATTAGAAGATTCTCTTTGAGTCTCTTCCGCTTTTTCACATCCGCATTCAACGCACATTAGTCTGGATCCTCTGTTCCTTCTCGCATCTCATGAACTGGATCTTCTTCAATGAATTCTTCTCTCTGTTCACGTGATGCAACCATACCAAGTGTCAATCCTGCATTGCCTTGGCTTGTCATATCTCTTAAAGATACTGGTGTAATGCCAACTGGGCTGCCAACATTATTGCAACCACATTCAACGCACACTATTACTTACCACCTTGTCCAAGACCAGATCCGTCTTGTGTAGACTTATCTTCTGCTGATGGCCAAGAAAGTCCTGCGCCAAAATCTCCACCAGAAGCTGGTGATTGTGATGCTGCGGGCCATGGTGTGGTTCCTGCTGGCTTTGTATTATTAAAGCCGTCTAAATTTTGTCCTTCTGACATTTTATTACTCCTATAGGTTTTATTTAAGCGGGTCTAGAAGTCC